CAGAGGATCGATCCACTTTTTAGGCATCTTGATCCACTCATGGGACAGATAGTCCTCTTTGTTTTCCCAAAAGTTCGGAATCGATACCAGACCGGCAAGTACGCAGGAAATCACAAAAGTCTCATAAATCTCATCCAGTATGGAAAGGATCTGCTCCTCCTCTTCCATGAAAGTCAGTTCATCCTCGATGGCTCCCTGCCTTGCGGAAGAATAATTTGTCTCCGACATGTCACGGCTCGTTGCCTCATAGGAAAGCCCTTGTCCGGCTCCTATCATCTTCTGGTGCAGCTTTACGAAGGATGTAGCATCCGCAGACTGTCCGGTCGGATTCACGACTTCAATCTCGTCCCCCGCATTCATCTCCTGTATCATACCTGGTGAAAGACGTTTTCCATCGTATTCCACCCTGCTGTCATGTGCAGGTGTATTTGTCCTCCCGATTCCTGACACAGGAAGCGCTTTTTTGATGAATACGGCAAGGCACGCCTCGATCCGCTGTTTGACCGATACCGCTGTCACAAACTCATTCACGTCCCGGATCCTGGTGATCGTATGCGCCATATCTGACATTTCCCGAATCTGGGAAGGCCGCCTTTTCGAATGGTAAAACAGAACATCATCCGCCTTCACATACACGGGCTCCGCAATGGAGATCCCATCAATCTGATATTGCCGGATCCAGTAGCCCACCGGGCGGTTATACTCGTTATACTCAATTCCTCCCACCACTTTATGCTTCGGGTTTCCCGGTATCACATGCATGGTGTCCAGTTCGTCCACCTCGATCATCTGTAAAGAGAACGGTATCATGCCGTCCCTGGTATAGCGTTTCACAAAGAGGATCCCTCCATCCACATGCTTCCTTACAACTGCCATACGGAGAATCTGATTCAGGCTCTGCGTCCCTGTCACATCGCAGTTCCTTGCTTTGCACCATTTTTTCCACAGCTTTTCCAATTCCGTATTCAGGTCTTCGCCTGACGTCTTTGCCTGGAGCTGAAATCCGCTGCCGATCACGTTCCGTTTCCTTGCCCATAGTATGGAGTTCATGATGTCCGAATTCCGTTCCAGATCCCTGGCCCTTGCCCGGACATATTCCCTGCTTGCCCGGTCTGTCATTTCCGCGGAAACATTCGATACACTCCATCCCGCATTCAGCCTTCCGGTGTTCCCCGCGTCATAGTTTCTGATTTCCTGATACGCAAACCGCCATGCAGCCCTTTTTACACCCCATTCCGGAGACAGGAACGCAATTGCGTTATCCAGCCAGCTCAACGTCATCACCTCCCTTCAAAAAAGGCAACATATGTATCGTCAAACAGTCCGGCGCCGCTCCCTGCTGCCACCTCCGCCTGCAATTCTTTCTGCATCTGCCGGAGCAGTGAAAGATCTGCCCTTGTCAGTTTCCTTGATCCTATCTGGTAAGACTGACCGCCACACAGCACCTTCGTAATCGCTGTCTCGACTTCATTCAGCCTTTCCTCCGCTGTCATTGCCATAAGCGCTCCCTCCTATATCCAATCCTCATTTGTCCGGATCCATGCCTCCTCTTCCGACTGTGTTTCTTCCCGGCTTTTCTTTGCCTCTGCAGGCTCCTCGGCAGTATCCAGGTGCATAGATCGCACACCCATCATATCAGCAGCAGCCAACGCATATACCTCACAGTCTAAGAAATGGTTATCCGCATGACTGCGTTTCTGTCTCCATCTCTGAATCGTCTTTGTTCCGACCTTCTCATTTACTTTGTGTTCCGCAGTTACCTGTTCCGCATATTCCCGGTCACAGGACGCATACACC